ATGTCGTGGTTGTGAGGGTTGCTTCCCTCTTGAAAACCATAAGATCACATGGGATTGCATGGGTCAACCCATTATCTTTGCGAACGTCTCGCAACTATGCAAATTGGAATCATTCTAAACTGCGCGGGGCGGGGTTACTTGGGGGCTTTGCCAGCCAGATTTGGATCCGCGCGGGGGGCACCCCCTTTTTTCGGCGGGGGGTGTTGACGCCACATGCCATGCCATGCTGGGTTGATAAATTCATTGCGTTATAATATCGTTCCGGCATGAGCATAGGATTAGATACAGTCCCAGAGGACGACCTCCGAGAAATGCTGCTGCTAGAACAGCAGCTAAAGCTCCTGGAGACCCGAGAATCAGCGCAAGATAACTTCATGGACTACGTCCAGCATGTGTATGATGGGTTCATCGTGGGCCGACATCATAAAATCATTGCAGAAAAGTTAGAGCGCATAGCTTCGGGTGACTTGAAGCGATTGATTGTGAACATGCCCCCTCGTCACAGTAAGTCTGAGTTTGCGTCCTACCTCATGCCTTCGTGGTTCTTGGGCCGAAATCCGAAGTTGAAAATCATTCAGGCTACCATGAACACTGAACTTGCTGTAAGATTCGGCAGGAAAGTCCGAGATCTGATCGCTGACCCCAAGTATGCGGAGATCTTTCCAAACACGGACTTGAAACAGGATTCCCAAGCGGCAGGTCGGTGGGAGACCAGCGCGGGGGGCGAGTATTTTGCTGCTGGGGTGGGCGCAGCAATGACTGGTCGTGGTGGTGACTTGGTGATTATTGACGATCCGCACTCGGAGCAGGATGCGTTATCCCCCACTGCGTATGATAGAACCTATGAGTGGTACACTTCGGGTCCGAGACAGCGTCTTCAGCCGGGTGGTTCCATTATCATTGTGCAAACACGGTGGTCAAAGAAGGATTTGACGGGCCGGTTACTGCAAGCACAGGGTAACGACATCATGTCTGATCAGTGGGAGGTGGTAGAGTTTCCTGCCATTATGCCTTCTGACGAGCCTCTTTGGCCTGAATTTTGGAAAAAAGATGAGCTATTAAAGGTAAAAGCTTCGCTTTCGCCTGGAAAGTGGAACGCTCAGTGGCAGCAGAATCCCGTCTCTGAAGAGACGGCGATGATCAAGCGGGAGTGGTGGCAACCGTGGGAAGAGGAGGATATACCTGCTCTACAGTATGTCATTCAGTCTTATGATACTGCGTACAGCAAGAAGGAGACGGCTGACTACACTGCCATCACGACGTGGGGCGTGTTTGAGCCGCATGATAACGGCGAGCAGCATTTGATTATGCTCGACGCGAAGAAGGGGCGGTGGAACTTCCCAGAGCTGAAGCAGATTGCTACAGAGGAGAATGAGTATTGGGAGCCGGACATGATGTTGATTGAGGCCAAGGCATCAGGTACTCCGCTCGCGGACGAGATGCGCTTGATCAATCTGCCGGTTACTACGTTTTCTCCGGGCCGGAAAAAGGGCGGTGGGGGTGTTGATAAGACAACTCGCATGCATATGGCTTCTCCTATATTTGAATCTGGTAAAGTGTGGTATCCTTCTGGTAGGAGATTTGCTGAAGAAGTGATTGAAGAGGTAGCTTCGTTTCCTAACGGAGATCACGATGACTTCTGTGACAGCATGACAATGGCTCTGATGCGTTTTAGGCAGGGCGGGTTTATTAGTCTGCATGGTGAAGAGCTTGATGACTGGTTGCCGTCCAAGACAAGAGAGTATTACTGATGGCTCAAGGTGACCGTCCCGGCAAGAAGCCCTTCGATCCAGAGCGGGCTGACCAGATAAAATCTGACATAGTGCGTGGTGCGAAGTACGCGCCTTTTGATTTGATTGGTGCTCCTGTTGATATCGTCAACATGGCTATGGGTGCGGTTGGCATACCTGTTTCTGACAAGCCGGTGATGGGGTCAGAGTACCTGATAGATAAGTACGCGGACCTCGGAGAGGCTATCGGGGTAACTTATGATCGTCCTACAGGTAGCACGGAAGAGACGATTGGTCGTGTTGTTGGTGGCTTGGGCATGGAAGGCAGCTTAGTGGGCATTGCTTCTCAATTTGCAAAAGCCGCTCGTGTGAAAAAAGGTCAGGGGTCCGAGCTTCAAGGTACGAGTGACGCGCAGCTAAAAGCTCCGCCCTCGGACGTTGAGGTATTGAACGCCCGTTCTCGGAAGGTTGAGGTAGAAGTTGAGGACATGGTTTCCGACTACAACCTTGAGGATTATGGTTTAGGTGGTCCTACTGATTTTGCGGAAGATGTTGTGTTGGAGTACCAGGGGTTACTGGATGAAGGTTTACCTCAGAGTGAGGCATTAACGAGTGCTTTGGTTCAAAGTGCAAATAGGGTGAACGAGGCTGTTGGCGACACGCTTATAGTTGCTGATGATTTGTTGAAGGACATTGCGCGTCGGAACCCGGACCGTGAAGCTTTTACTGGGTTGGATGATCTTGTAGCTCGGCGCGTGGAGGGTAGCAAGTCTCGTCGAGAGATGGAGTTGAAGGCGGAGCGGGCGAGGTATGAGGCGTCTCCTGAAGCAGCGGAGGTAAGGGCGAGGACTGCTGCTTTGGAACAGGCTGCGGGGGTAACTCCGGATATGGACGCTGCTGCTAGGGCGGATGCGATGCGTATGTTTGCAGAGGGCCAGCAGCGGGACGCTGTGGGTGTTGGGTTACCTAAAAAACCGGCAAAGCCTGACCTGAAGTTAGTAAAGAAGGCTCGGGGTGGTATCGCCGACGTGTTTCGATTATACTCTTGACCGGAGGATTTTTTGATGCCTACGAAAAAAATTGACATTACCACTGCCAGCTATGAAGAGTTGACGCAGTTGATAAATCAGCTCAAGAAGGAGCGAGAGCGGGAAGCTCTTGCTGAATCCAAAAAGGCTCCAGTAAAGAAAGCAGCCGGCGGCATGATCAAGGGCTTTAGCCCGATTGCTCGTCCACAGAGATTTAAGGGGATATTCTAGTGGCTGACAAGAAAAAAGGTAAGCACGATAAAGAGCTAAAGAAAATGGCTAACCGGACGGGTATGAGTCTGGATAAAATACGAGAGATTGACGCTTTTCTTGAGAAAGCTCAGATTGGCAAGCCAAAGTCTGGTGCAGTGATGAAAGCCCGTGGTGGCACATTCAAAGGAATATTCTAATGAGCAATCAACAGAACGAAGCCATTCTTGAGGATCTTTTCGACGAAGGGATGGACATGGGTTTGACCACTGAGCAGGCTGCTAAGTACGCCCGTGAGAGGTTTGAAGATTTACCAGAGCCTGACTACAAGCGTAATGGCGGCATGTCGAAAGCTGTTATGAAAAAGCGCGGTGGCACATTCAAAGGAATATTTTAATGGCACTACCTCCTCAGATGGTTGAATCGGCTATGGGTGCTGGCGGTCCGTCAGAAGTCATGCCTCAAGAGATGCAAGTCGAGCTTCCTATGGAGGAGGGTCTGCCTGATGGCATAGAGCTTGCGGGCATGGAAGAGATGGTTGAGGTCCAAGCTGAGATGTACGACCACAACGCCAATCTGGCGGAGGTCTTAGATGATTCGGTCCTTGGTTCGTTGTCCTCTGACTTGCGTGACAGGGTTGAGAGCGACAAAGAATCTCGTGAGGATTGGGAAGAGGCTATCTCCAAGGGTCTACGACTTCTTGGTGTAAACTACGAAGAGCGCACTGCACCATTCTTGGGTGCTAGTGGCGTTCACCATCCGCTGCTCAGTGAGGCTGTTACGCAGTTTCAGGCGCAGGCTTACAAAGAAATGCTGCCGGCAGGTGGTCCTGTAAAGGGGCAAGTTGTTGGCACACCTACACCGCAGACTGAAGATCAGGCGCAGCGTGTAAGTGACTTTATGAATTATCAGCTTACAGAGGTTATGGACGAGTACGATCCTGATACGGATCAGATGCTCTTTTATTTACCGCTGACAGGTTCCACATTTAAGAAGACATACTTCGATCCCGCCAAACAGCGGGCTGTGTCTAAGTTCGTACCAGCGGAAGATCTGATTGTCCCGTATGCTGCTAGTGATTTGAACACGGCAGAGCGGGTAACTCATGTAGTACGCATGACGGAGAACGAACTTCGCAAGATGCAGGTCTCAGGTGTTTACCGGGACATTGAGTTGCAGGGAGAAGATGAAGATGATCCAGGACCAATTAAAGAGACTGAGAACGAGCTTCAAGGAGTTCGCCCAACGTATGGGGACGATGTGTTCACATTGTTGGAGTGTCACACAGAACTTGACCTTGACGGTTTTGAAGACGTTGATGCAGAAGGTGAACCCACGGGAGTTAAACTTCCTTATATCGTCACACTGGATGAGGGGTCAGGCAAGATTCTTT